GACGAACGCACATTCGTTGCTGCGTCGAAAGCAGAAGCCGCGCGCCTCGCCGCGTTCATGAAGCCGATGGACGACACCGCCGTCATCACGGTCCGCGAATGCGTGGTGCGAGTTTGGACGCCCGCCTCGCAAAGCGTCAAGGCGATGGGCGCGGATGAGTTCAAGCGCTCAAAAGCCGACGTGCTTTCGTTCGTCGCCGGGCTGATTGATGTCACGCCAGCCACCCTAAGCGAAAATGCGGGGAGGGCCGCCTGATGCCCCGCGCCGTGAAGGAATGGATCGGCGCGACCGATGACACAAGACCGCCGCCTCGTGTTTTACTGAGAATTTTCGAGCGCGAGGGCGGCAAGTGCCACCTGTCCGGTCGCAAGATCGCCCCAGGCGAGAAGTGGCAGGCGGATCACAAGATCGCGATCATCAACGGGGGCAAGAACGTTGAGAGCAACCTGTTCCCGGCCCTAGTGGACAAGCACAAGGAAAAGACCCGCGCTGACGTTGCCGAGAAAGCCCGCGTCGCCGAGCGCGCCAAGTCTCACATCGGCGCTGGCGGCAAACCCAAAGGCGAGATCCCATCCCGCCCCAAGCCCGACAAGCCAGCGCCGCGTGAGCGTGCGGTTGGCATGCCTGAAATCTATCGGAGATTTCGATGAAACATCCAACCGCGCTTCAACTCACCCACGCGATTGCGTTCGCTGTTCGCTACGCGGAGCTCGCCGCATCCTGTCACGCCGAAGCCGCATGGTGCATGGCGACCGGCATGGAGACGCCCGCGCTGCGGCTGCAATCCGACGCCGCTTATTTTGCAGGCGAGGCGATGAAATACCGGCTGATCGTCGTCAGCGCCGGCCCGGTCGCCATAGCTCCCGCCATAGCCGCTCAACTCTCAAAGGTCGCATAAATGGTCACGTTGCACGGCAGATTTTTCGCAGAGCCCGGCCCAGTTATTCACTACACGCCAACCGACCCCACCACAGACGAGTTCATCTTACCCTGGGAGATGGCCGTGACAAGGACGACAGCACGCCCACAACTGAGCGACAATCGCAGAGCGCCGCCAGCGATATACGGCGGCGATAGCTGGCGCGGCGGCGATGGCCCGCGGCCTGTCCCGGCGATGCTCAACCCGGTTGAATGGCCCCGGCTGGGTCTCGAAACGACATGCAACGTCGCGGCGTTCTCGGCGATGGCCTGTCTGATCTGGTTTGGCTATCTGACGGGAGGGCGGAGATGAGCGATCGCGACGAAATCGCCGAAATCAAGTCTCGGCATTACGAGTGCTTCATTGAGGACCACGAGTCGAAGCTGTGGACGCCGGGGCAATGCGCCGGATGGGCGGGGCGCGGCTTGCATCTGATGCGGTGCAGTCGAAAAGACGGCTACGGCGTAGGCGGCATGTTCTGCCGTCAGCACGCGTTGAAATGGGACCAGTTCAAGGAGCGAGCCAAATGACCCACGCGATGATGTTCCTGCGGATGATCTGGGGGATGCAGATATGAACATCGGTGAAGCTGTAGAGGCCATGAAGCAAAACCACCGCGTCCGGCGAGCCGGATGGAACGGCAAAGGAATGCATATTTATCTCGAAGACGACCTTGAAAGCACAATCGAGGGGCGTAACCCGCGTCAGCGCGACGGGCGGATGTATCACTCATGGATCGTGCTTCTCACGGCGCAAGGAACGCATCAACCGGGCTGGAACGCTTCGACGCCTGATCTGCTCGCGACGGACTGGGAGATCGTGCCATGAGCGACCACCTACGCAGCGATGACGGCGACCCCTGGATTGCCGAGGGCATAGAGACCGCATGGCGCGACTTGCAAATGGACGGCGGATTGCGTGTTGACGTTGGCGCGCTGAAAATGTTTCTCGCGTCGGTTAGACTGAAGATTGTTCGCTCCGCCCCCGCGCCCGAGGCGAAGGATGACGCCGGGGTCGTGGAGGCGATGGAAGCGGCGATGTATGAATGTGAATTTCGCGGTAAATTCTCAAGGCGGCATTTTGCAACCGTTGCGGCTTCTGTCGCCCGCCAGCACTTCGACCGCGAACGCGATGCGCTGAAGGCTGAGCGGGATGAAATCACGACCGACCTTGCCAACGCAAGGACCGCTCACACGATTGCGCAAGCCTCAATAACATCGCTGGTTGAACGCGCCCAAACGGCAGAGCAATGCTTAGATGTTGCCCGCGCATGGCTAGATTTCCAAAGCGCGGAAAACGCAAATTCCCTTTATGGGGCGCTCCACCGCTATTTCAAACGCCCTTATGTTTCGCCGGGTGAGGACTGACAATGGACCATGACAACAAAACGACGCGTTCCGAAGCCCGTGAGATATTGATGGACGCCCATATTTGGGATGACGCACATGGTGAGCCACCGGCTCATGCAATTGAAACAGTCGCTTTTGCTCTCGCCGCCCGAGATGAGCAATTCGCCGCTCTCAAAGCGGAGAGGGACGCGCTCAGACGATCTCTTAACTTCAACACTCCGACGACCAATTTTGAAAGGAGGCAGCGCGAGGCGTTCAATTTGCTTTGTCGCATTGCCAACCATGATTGGCTGGATGACCCGACAGAACTACGGCGCGCGCTTGATGGATACGTGGAAGAAGCGCGCGCTTTCTCAATCGATTTGCGCCGAGATATGTCGGAGAGCGGATGCTCATACGATAAGCCCGGAGACGTTTGCTTGCACCATTCGCCGGCACTCGCCAAAGCATTGCGGAAACGGGATGCGCTGAGGGACGCCGCCAAATCAGGGTTACGTTATGACGCTATAACCAAAGACTTCGACGAGAAGCTTGCCGCAATCCGCGCCGAACGTGACGCGCTGAGGGCTGAGAGGGACGCCATGAGCGAATTGCTTGAGACAGAGCGATCAAATGGCGCAGCCTTTTCCGACATGATCAGCGAGGCAGAGGTTATCCTTGAGCGCGGCTGTTATCTGGTCAAACTGATGCACGAGAATGACCCGGCCGAGCCGGTTGCAGACAATGGCGCTACGGTTTGGGACGCCGCGCTTGTCGATTGGGCGCATTGGGCCGATCAAGCGATGAAGCTTAGGAGTAAACTATGAGCAATCTTCGCGACTTTCTTGAAGCCGAACTTGAAAACCGCCACTAACCGAAGCCCAAAGTCGCCGTTTCCCATAGAAAACCCAATCAAATCAAAGACTATCGCCGATGACCTCAGGCTAAAAATACGCCCGTTTTGCGCGGCCCAAAGCGAGAACGCCGCCTATGTGTCGGCACACAAGACGGCACATATCATGGACCGGGGGCGTTCGGCTTTTCTTTCAAGGCCGTTGAGAAGGCGGTCGCGTAATCATGCCGCAACTCTCCGAGATACCCGTTAAGCGCCGTAAATCTCTCATCCGTTCGCCGCGTGTCGTCGGAGACTTCAGCCTTGGTGGCGGCGACGGCCGAGAGTTCGTCAATCCTCCGCTCAAGTCTGGAATGTTCGGCCTTGGCCTCCTCGGAGGCGGTATGCGACCGTTCGTCTACACGTTCCCGAAACTCGGCAAACTGCCGTTGGGAAACGGAGCCGTCTTCATCGGCGCGAAGACGATCACGAAGGTTAGAAATCCATCCGCTCGTCTCTTGCGCGTAGGCTCGAAAATCCTCTTTTTGTAACGCGGCTTTGCTGATATCCTTGAGGTCTATTGTAACCGCGTTGAGATTGGTTGTAATCGGCCAAATCGCCATGCCGCCGAGGGTCAGGATGAAAGCGCCGACTGCGGCTGCTGTTGAGAAAAACGCCGTCCAGTTTGTCGCTCGGGATGATGCGTAATTGTTGGCTTGAGCGTCGATCTTGGCGGAAACCTCGTGCATCTGCGCCGAGACGGAAGATGCGAGGTTTGAAAACTGGGCTGACGTGTCCTGTTGCAGCCGCCCTAATTGTTCGCCAAGGGCATTTATGTTACGCTCTGTCCCGGCTACTCTCTCAGCAAGCGCGCCTAGATTGATGTTGACTTGAGATTCTTGTGGCGCGGACATGCCTACCCTTTTTGAGTTACGTGACGCTGACATTTGCTTACGACGCGCCGCCGATGGCCCCGCTTGGGTTGTCGACCGTCTGCGGCCTTGGAACCCCATGCGACCAATCGGCCTCGGTGATCGGCGGGCCGCCGCGCGGCGCCGGCGCGAAGGCCTCCGGATGCGCGATATAGAGCGCCCGGCCAACGTCGAACCCAAGCTTGAGCACGAACGCGGCGGTTGCGATCTCGCCGGCGACGGGCACGAAGGGCGCGAGGGTCTTGGCGACGTGCATCGTCACGTCGAGATCGTTGTCGACGTCGCCGAGATTGTGGATCAATCGTTGAAATTCGGAGCCGAGATCGGACCCTTTCAGCGCCGACGCGGCGGCGACGAGCTGGCCGAAGGTGATGGCCGTCCCGGCGACGGTGGCGACGGTTGCGGCCGGCGCCGGAGCGCCAGGCGCCGGGGTTCCTCCTCCGGCCTGCATCCATGCGCGTACGACGTTGAGCGCGACGCTGGCCGCGGTGTTCCAGAAGCCCATGTCAGCCTCGCAGGAGTTGAAATTGGCCGTCGAAGTCCTCGACGATGGCAGAGCAGTGGGTGAGCCAATCGCCGCAGTCGCCCGCCAGCGCGCCGCATGGAAGTCGCCGCAGGCCCGGGTCGTGCCAATGGCCGGTGATGACACCGGCCGCCTCGTGCGAGCGCGCAAGAGCGGACAGCTTGGCGGCGAGCCGGCCGCCGGTGGCGAGGCGGTTGGCCGCGCGCGTTGCCGCGCGTGGGGCGACGTAGCGCGCGTATGAGCCGAGCCACGGGAGCGGCCCGCGCAGCGAGCCGTCAAACTCGTCGCCATGCGTGACGACGTAGCGGCGGCCGTCGCCGCCGACGTGGGTCGCCCGCGCGCAAATCTCCAATCGTCCGAACACGCCAACGAAACGCCGAAACAGTTCGTCGTGATTGCCCGGAATGAAGACGACGCGAGGCGCGCGGGCGAGGGCGCGGAGGGTCTCGGCCAAGTCGGGCGCGCGGAGCGCGTGGAGGCCATCGAATAGGTCGCCAACGATGTAGAGCGCGTCGGCCGGGTTCGCCTCAAGGAAGGCGCGGAAGCGCGCGGCCTTCGATGCGCGAGCGCCGATATGGGCGTCGCTGACGAAGACCGCGCGCCGTGGCGTCACTTCAGAACGACGCCGTTGGCCGCCGCGCATAGCGTGCTCGAGAGGCCGGCAACAATCGTGGCGCCGTTGACAGTCGCGGTTGCTTTCACCTGGATCGCGACCGCAGCCGTCAGCGCCGATAGGCTGGCGATGCCGCAGATCGTGCCGCCATAGAGCGCCCGCATGTTCGCTTCGGCCTGGAGCGCTGCGGGCGTGTTAAGCGAAGCGACGATCGCGTTGATGCTCGCGACGTCTTCCGTGACTTGGGCGGCCGAGCAGCCGGCGAGGGCGGCGCACAGCGCGCCGGCGATCAGGATCTTGCGCATTGGGGTTCTCCTCAAGAAAAAGCCCGGCGCGATGGCCGGGCGTTGCGAAGCGGGGTTGATGGGGGTAGGTTGGCGTGGCGCGGCGGCGTGAAGAACGCCCCCTGAAATGCCTAGGGTTGGCCTGATCGGGCGGAGGATGCGGCGTAGCTACCCGCGTCCGAGATAGAACCAAGGTCGGGTAGTGCCCGGCCCGCGCAACGAAGCGCCCGGGTCCTTTCGGGGAGCCAGCCCGGGCGTTTCGCTTTTCAGGCGTCGGCGCTCATCTTGTGGCCGCGCCATTCGAAGCTGCCGCCGAGCCACGCCGAGCACCACAGGACCGGCAAGAGCGCGTCGCGCGCGAGCATCGCCGGCAGCGTCCAGGGCGTGACCGGCCAAGCGTTCTCGACGGCAAGCGCGAGCTCGATCCCGTACCAAAGCGACGCGGCGCCGAGCGCGTACAGCGGGCTGCCGGCGAACCATGCCGCAGCGACCGTCAGGAGGCCGCTGGTAGCGATCTCGCACGCAAATTCCGCGGGGAACGTCGCGCGCCGCAGCCGCGCCCAGCGCACTTGGCGCTTCCAGACCTCGCGCAGCTTGCGCCGGCCGAGAGGCTGTTCCGCCCCCATGGGCGCGAGGGTGACTTTGAGCCCAAGCCCGCGCACAAGCTTTGTCGCCGCCGCATCCTCCGCAAGCTCGGCGCCGAGCGCGTCAATCCCGCCGCCAGCCTCAAGGACTGTGCGCGAGAACAGCAACGTCTTGCCTTGCGCGAATCCCTGCCCCGCCGCCCCGGCCGCGAACTGCCATCGCGCCTGATAGGTGTTGAGGAACGCGGCCTCGATCTCGGCGGCGAGATTCCAAGCTTTCGTGCCGATCGGCGGCGCGCTGACGACGCCGGTTTCGCCATACCGCCACGCGCTCATCAACCGGCTGATGTAGTTCCGCGGCATCAGCACGTTGCTGTCGACGAAGCAGACCCACGGATGACGAGCGGCCCGGTAGCCCTTGCTCATATTGTTGAGCTTGGGGTTCGCGGAAATCACGTCATTGCCGATCAACAAACGCGCGCAACATCCCTGCGATTGGTCTATCATCGCCGCGGCGAGGTCCGCAACCGGGTCCGACGCGTGCGCGACGCAGAACAGGACCTCAAGCCCGTCGCCATGCTCAAGCGCGAGCGCAGCGGCGATGCACTCCCGCGAGAACGGCTCGACGCCGCATAGCGGGATCACAACGCTCACAGCGTCTCGCGCGGGGCATGGGGCGGCCTTACGCGGGCGCGCGGCGGCGATGGCTGACCATCCGTGCAGCCCGAGGCTGACGGTCGCGAAGATGGCCGCGAGGGCGTCGAGCATCGGCGTCAGCCTGCGGCAGGCGGCGCAGCGGCCGGCGCAGTGATTTCGCCGAGCTTGCCCGCGACGAGCGTCGCCACCTGGGAGGGCGTCACGCCCGCTTTCTCCAGCGCGTCCGGCATGGCGTTGACAATGCGCGAGGCCGCGTCGGCGATGACGGGGTTGCTGACCGTGATCGAGACGTGCGCCAAGTTGCTTGTCGTCGCGGCGACGATGGCCCCGGCTTCCGCCTGCGCCGCGGCGGTGATGCTATCGAGCGCGGCTTTTTGCACCGGGATATGCAGCGCCTGCGCGATCTTCGGCGCAAGCCAGGCGAGGCCGCCGGTGATGGCCGCGACGGCGGCGCTGGCGATAAGCGGCGCAAGCGCATTGATGACCGGCGCGAAGGAGATATCGGACATTGAGTGGTGCTCCTAAGAGATGGTGTCGCCGCGCAGTTCGGCCTTGCGCTCGGCGAGTGCGAGTTCCGCTGCGGTGATCCCTGCAACGGCGATTTGAGCCTGTTCGAAGCCAGCGAGCGCGGCCTCCTCGATCATCGGCATGACGGCGGCGGCGAGGCGGCGTCGGGTCTCAGCCGGACCTTTCTTGCCGCGCGAGGCATCGAGCGCAGCTGCGGAGATACGATCAGCGAGCGGACCAAGGCCGATTTTCATTGGAACAGATTCCAGATAAGAATGACCGCCGCCCAACCGAACAGCGCGAGTATCACCGCCGCGAGGGCGACTTCAGCCACGGCGGGCGAAGATGATCGTCAGCACGAAGCCGACTGCGACAAAGGCGCATCCCCACAACGCCGCCTGAACAAGCGGGCCAACGATATCGGAAATCGCGATCATGTCTGCCTCGCAAGCCAGACTTCCACAGCCGGGGCAATTGCGACGCGCCGATCAACGGCGCCGCCCGCCGACGCCCTCTCGAATTGCGCCGCCCATATCTGTGTCGCTTGAGCGCCGGTCGTCGCCGCGTCGAGCGCCATCAGGATTGGCAGATTGGCGCCGTGACCGAGCGCATAGAGAACAGCCTCGACGTGCTTGCTGAGATCGGTTTCCGTGCGAATATCAATCCGGACGGCGTTGAGGATCGGCCCGCCGTAGTAGGTCCACTTCAGTTGCCAGGGGCCGAAACTCTGGCCATGGTCGCCGACGATAACCGGCTTCCAGGCCGACTCCGCGTAACCGTTCGCGATGGCCGCGACGATAATAGGGTTGCCCCTGCCGTTGGCGCGGAAGGCGTCGACAATTTGCCGAGCGCGATGCCACGAAGGGTCTGTGTCTGGCGGAAGAATGATGGGCGTCATTTGGATAACTCCAAGCCTTGTCGCCGCCCATGCGGCGGCGGTTGACGCGATATCCCAAGCGCTCACGCCAGCAGCGCGCTGTTGTAATCAGATCTCGTCAGCGGGCCGGGATCGCCGTCAACGTCGAGCCCCGCGGCGCGCTGGAAAGCCTCCACAGCGGCCCGCATCGCGAGGGCGGCGCTATGCGTCGGCGCTGGCGCGGCGGGCGCTGGCGCGGTTGCCATGGGCGCGAAGCCCTTGATTTCCGCTAGTCGAGCCTTGACCAAACCCTTCGCCCAATCGTCCTTGACGAGCGCACCGGGACAAGGATGCCCGTCGCGCGCGCACTCGCGATGAAAGTTGATGGCCGTGTCAGGGTCGAGCCCGAGCCATTCGCAGACTGCGGCGATTAGGTTTGCCGTGGACTGCATCGAAGCAAGGCCAGCGCCCGTCAAAGGATCGTCAGCGCCGGGCGCGAAATCGCCGACAGTCTCAAAGCCGAAATGGTCGCGATTGAAGCATGAGGCATGGACGCCATCGGAAAGAAGATCGCAGAGGATGAAGGCCCATCCCTCAGGCGTTCCGATGCCGTGTGGGCCGCTGTGCCATCCGTTCGTCACTCGGCAGTAAAAATCGTAATTTCGGCCCCACGCTTCTTTGACGCTCTCGGGATAAGCCGCCCATTGCTTGAGGTTCGGAGCCCCGGCGTTGTGCCAGGTCACGCCGACCGGACGCCACGTCAGCTTGCTTTTATCGAGCGCAAGAACGTATTTGACCACGTCGTCCGCATTTAGGCGCGGCGGGTTGGCAAGGAATGTCATAAGCTCTCACACATCAGTTGAGCGGATAATAGGTCCAATCGGCCCCATGGCAGATGTACGCATGGCCTTCGCCAGCCGCGAGCGTGGCGCGTGGGTTGGAGATCGTGCCTATGCCGCCGTTGGTTCCCATCGTCAGCGCGCCGACAGCTCGCGTCGTCGAGAAGCGCGCCACATAGCCGTCATTTGGCCCGTTGCATCCGGGGAGGTTGACGCCGAGCGCCGCGCGGTCCGCAGATGGGTTGAGGATCAGCGTCCCGGTGTTGCTCGCCATCGTGACCGTAGCGCCATCAGAGGGCGTCGCGTAGACATAGGACAGGTCGAACTCGTTGGCGGTGTGCGTAAACTTTTGGGCGCTGATCGAGCCAGCGGAAACGCCGCCGTTACAATCAACCTTGAAGTTGGCGAAGTTGAGATAAAATCCCGTGCATGATAGCAACGAGAGGTCGAAAAAATCTTTCGCCGCGACGGGATAGCCTTGGGCGCGCATCACGTCGCCGCCCGCCGTTAGCGGCATCTGCCCGTGAGAATTGCTGATGCTGATGAGCGTGTACGCCCCAACGCCGCCCGCTTGCTGCGATATGTCGATAGCTGCGTCGGTGATTTTCCCATGTTCGGCGTCGTCATTGTTCGCGGCGACGCTGAGCCAAGCCTTGACGAGCGCGCTGCTGCCGGCGCGCATGGAGATGTTGACCTCGCGACCCTCGACGGCGCCCCAATGCCGGCCGGCCGAAGTCGCAATCCCGTTGTCAATTCCGCCTTGGATGCCGCCTTTGTAATCGTAGACCATGCGGCCGGCCCCGGCGGGCGATGGGAACGCCTGCCCCGGCGAGAACGCCACGACGCCACCAACCATCCCAGCGACGCTCGGTCGAAACACAGACCCGTTGTCGAGAAGGATGCTGACCCAATCGCCAACCTTGACGCCTACCGTGCTGGCGAGCGCGGCTGTTGTCTGCCCCGTGGTCGCAGAGGCGGCGAGCGTCGTATCCATGCCGCCGCTGTCCGCATTGGCCTGAGCCGACATTCCGCGCCCGATATACCAGCCGGGAGTTGTCGGCGTCACGTCCACGCTGATGCCGTCGCCGTTGACCGTGGCGCTGCCCGTTTTCGGGTTTGTGATCGACAACAGCGCAGTCGCCGCCAGCGCGGGCGCGGATGCGCAGACGATGGCGGCAACTAGGATAGCGCGCACGGTCAATGACCAACGAAGGCAGGGCTAGGGTTGGTTCCCGCGACGCCGACGACGCCCGCGATGGCCGTGTGGCCGGCGTTCGTCGGATGCGTTCCGTCAGCCGTGAGCGAGAGTGACTTCCACTGCCCGTCGCCAGTGCCGGCGCACGAGCCCGGCGAGTTCTCGACCGCCGCCGATGTGTCGATAAACCCACCGATAGTCACGCCGACTTGGCTGCACATCCAGGCGTTCATCTGGTTGCGCAGGCTCGACCCGCTCGCGTAATTTGCGTTAAGCGGGGTCTGCGAGACATTCGACACCGTGCGGGGCAATATCGAAGTCTGGTATACGTCTTTGTAGCCGTGCGGCGTGAACTGCGCGAGAAAGGACCACAACGCCAAATAGTTTGTCTGCATAGTTAGCAACGTAGGCGAGCCGGCAAGATCGTTCGTACCGTAGTTGGACACGATCTCATCAAACCGGCTTCCAGCCAACTTCATACGCCGATAGTTGTTAAGCAAGAAGTTCCCAAGCGTCTCTGACGGCTGAGATATCTTCTCGATTCCAATCGTCGCCGTCGTGAAGTCTCCGATGGTCGATTGCACACTGTAATCGAGAAAACTGAGCGATGTATCTGTGTTGCCGATCCCGGTGATGATGCTGTCGCCTACCGCCAGAATGGAAAACGGGAACTTTGTCGACGACGGCGAGAGCAGCGCCTCGACCGAGACCGGGCCAAAGACCGGCGCGTACGCCTGCGTCATGTCGCCGGGGCCGAAGGTCAGGGTTTCGTCCGCTGCCGCCGTCGTACCGTACATCGAGTAGGTGTAGACGCCGGCTTGCGCAGAGCCGAAGGTCAGCGTGACGACGCCTGTCGCGCAGACCACGGAGCCCGAGGAGAGACCCGTGCCGGTAAGCGTCGCCGTCCCGCCCGAACACGTCCCGGTCGCTGCGCCGGTCAGGCCGGGGCCAGTGATGCTGAGCGGCGCGACGGTCCAAGTCAGTGTTGTGTTTGACGAAAGCGACGACGTGTTGGACCCCACGTAGCCGTTGTTGGTCATCTCCTTGTAGGCGTTGCGTGTGCCGTGGTTGACGACCCAACTACCTGGGGACACCCCCGCGTTCGAGTTTACGTATGTCCAGATATAGACCGACTGCGGCGAAACAAACGGGTAGTAGAACGGGTCAGAGCAAACCGGAGCGCCTGTCACAGGCAATGACGCTATGTCCGCGCCGTTGAAGGTAAAATGCACCTGATGCGTCGCACCCGCACCGCCTGGGAACCATGTGCTCGCAGGCGTGAGTGTGTTGAGTTCAATTGACGACGTGACAGTGACCGGGTAGGTGGCGTTGCTCTCGTAAGCCTGGGCGCCATTGTAGCCGAAGTTGGCGTAGCAGACCCGAAGCGCCGCGATCTGACCGCGGTTCGCCAACGGATAGTAGAGCCGAGCTGTGTTGGTCGGCTTGTAGCCGTCCGAGTTCGCCAAATTGGGATAGTTGACCCGCGTGGCGGTGTTGCGCCAGACCTGAGACGCGGACGCGCCGATGGCCTGCCCCAGCGTGGTCTTCGCCCCGCCGATGGTGATCGGAGACGAGCTATTCAATGGCGCGGAGGGCGGGATTGCAGGCGGGGCGGCAACAGCCGAAATGGCTGTGGTACACAAAAGCGCGGCGAGGAACCCGCCAGAAATGCGGCTCATTAGATCAGTTCCCCTTGAAGTAAATCACGTTGCCAGCCGCCCCGTTGACCCAGACGGCATTGCTGTTGTTCAGGGATTCCGAGACGCTTCCGCCAGGGGCTATCGGATAGGCGTCGTCCGATCCGTCAATTGCGGAAAACGTAGACGACTTGTAGTAGATCGTTCCACTGTTGGAACTCGGCGTGGTGCCGATGATCCCATTGACGAGCACGTTGGACGGTAGGTTGATCGGCGAGCCGGTCATCAGCACCCGCTTGTTGAAGAACGTCGAGGGCGTCTGTGTTTGGACTGAGAGCGTTCCCCCAAACCGCGCGTAGATGCCCTTCAGCACGGCAACAAGCGATGCCGAGCCAGACCCGCCGTAAGCCGCATCCGCCGCCGACCCCGCCGCAGAGGCGACGGCGGCAAGGTTCCCGCCCTCCAGCGCCGCGCCGGTCGGAAGGGACAGACTACCCGAAATCGTCACGCCCTCTCGCAGCGTGACAACGAGCGCGCCATCGGTGGACGCCGCCAGCGTGCTTCCCGCCTTCACCGCAGCTATCGCCGTAGACCCTGGGTCTGCAATCGACTGCGTCGGGATGACGACGTTCTGATTGTTGTTCTCATCCGTCGCCAAGAACGTCGCGCGGAATAGCTGTCTACCAGCGCCTGTGAGGACGTTGATAATCTGGCTTTGGAAGCTCATCTCGGCCCTCTAGGTGAAAGAAACACAGCGCAAAATGACTGCCGCTGATCGCGTCTCGCCAAGGCTTGTTTCGACGGTGAACGTCAACAGATATTTGACGCCGGCAACGAAGCTTCCAACCCACGCGAAGGCGATGGAACCATAGTTCTCAGGGCTGGCGATGACGATGGCGGCTGCGGGATCGTTGCCTGACAAGACCGAAACGCTCGTTGAAACATCGTCGATTGTCCCGCCGCAAAGGAAGGGGCGGAAGTCGATCCCGACGCATCGCACGTCGCTTTCCGCAACGAGAACTCCTTTCGGAGTGAAGCTCGCGAGCGAGATGTTGTCGACGATGAAACCGCGCTGGAATAGCAGCGATTCGTAAAGGGCGAGGATCATGGCGCCGCCCTCTTAGGCCGGCCAAGACAGAGCGGCGATCTGCGCCGTCGTCGTGATCGTGCCGTTCGCAATGCCGTTCATCGCAAGAGCGAGCGCAGCGAACACGCTTTGCGCATAGGCCAGCACCACGCCGGCAAGCTCGACGCTTTGCGCGCCGGTCAACGTGACTACGCCGCCGTCGTTTTGAACCCAGTTCGTCGTCGCCCCGGCGTTGGCATCGCCCCACGTTTTGAGGCCGACAAGATCGGTTCCCGTGGATGGCGCAGCATCGCAGAGAACGGTAAGGCTTCCGGTCAGCGTGTAGGATCGTGCGATAGCGCGCAACGATTCAACCTTCGTGTTGGCATAGGCGCGCAGCACGGTCGCCGGGGCCGCTGGAGGCTCCAGCACGCCGTTGGCGAGCGTCCAACCGATCTGCGCCCCATCCTGCGCCATGAGGATCGAGCCCGGAACTGTGGCGTGCGTAGCCCCGCCCGGCTCGGTCCAAGACCCACCGCCCGCCGCAATGGTGGACCCATCGGCGAGAACCACGATGTTGACGACAACGCCGCCGTTGATAACCTGAGCGCGCATGGTTCACCCCGCCAATGTCGTGACGACGACGCGCCCGTGGCCGCCGGCGCCGGAAACGTTGCCCGTTCCATTGCCTCCTGCCGCGCCGCCGCCTCCGGGGACATTGCCGTTCGCGCCGACCGATGATCCGCCCGACCCGCCGAATAGTGACGTTCCGGCCGGGATCGAATGGTTCGCGTCCGCGCCAGAGCCGCCGCCGAAGATGACGCTCGAATTTGCCGTGGGGATGCTCGGCGACGCCGCTCCGCCAACGCCGGCCGGAAACAGCAGGCTGGAAATTCCGAGACCGGCGCTCGTATTGGCTTTGCCGCCTGGGGCCGAAACGGCGCCGTTCAGCGCGTTGAACGTTGAGGCGCCGCCGTCGAGGCCATGACTGCTCGGGTAGATGCTGCCCGTTCCGCCCGCGCCAACGGTCACAGAAACCGACGACGGGAGTTCGTTGAGATAGCACCAATATTCGACATAGGCGCCGCCGCCGGCAACGTCGGCGTATTCGCCGCCCGCGCCCGCGCCCCACGCCTGTATCCGCACGCGCGCGCTATCCGGGAAGCCCGCCGCTCGGTTCCAAGTGCCGGAAGCGTCGAAGGTCTGAATGTCGATTTGGCTGAGCTGCGGCAGGATGAACGAAATGGGCGTCGGCGAGCAGATGCGCCATTCGCCGCCGTCCCAACGCACCACCAAGTAGGAGTTGTGCAGAACCTCGCCGCCTGTGCAGGCCGTGCCGTCATTGCGCACAAGCGCCGCGCCGGGCGTGATGCCAGCCCAGTTGAATGTCATCGCGCCGGTGTTCGTCGCCGTGTTGACGATGCCGCCAACGACCGTGTTGCCCTCAACCGCGATAGGCGCGTTCGGCGCGCTCGCCGTCAGCGCATTGGCCGTCCCGCTGAAAAAACCAGCACCGCCGCCTCCGACCCCGGCGCTAGCCCAGTTCACATAGCCGGACTGCATCGCCCACGACATCATGTTGTCGTAGCTGTTCGCAGCCGGGATGCCGGAAAAGCGGATAGCCTGGCGCTCTTGCTGGAGCATCCAATTGAGCCATTTGGACAAGATCGGCGTGGCGCTCGCGTCGGCGACGCCGGCAGGGCAATCGTTGAACCACGTATCGCCGGCTGTTGGAGCGGTTACGTCCGTCGTCGTCGTAAGAACTGGCGTTGCCCCGGAGGCGCCGGGGCCGAGCAGATCAACCATTTATGAGGACCCTACGAAGTCGCGAAGGCGTAGAAGATGCGAACGTGCGCGTGCACGACGCGCTGCAACAAGCAGTCGACGAAGCCGGAGCTTGTCACGCAGTCGATTTCCTGACCCGCGAGATAGCAGCCGGCGAGGCGCTGACCGTGCGCCTTGCCATTGTCGGGAGGCGGGACATAATCGGGCGGGTAATGGATCGTGATGAGGATGCTCGACGGTTCCGGCCCGTCGCCGCATGTGATCGTGGTGCCGGTCAGAGCCGCCAACGCAACGAGGTTGTCGCAAGTCGGGCCGCCCGAGGCGATGATTTTGGAGCACGGATCGGGAAACGGGTCGCACTCGTCGGGGAGCCCGTATTCCTCAAGCCAATAGGCCGCCGTGGTGACCGCCGAGAAACACCAAAACTCGGGAAGCAATGCGCAGATCGCGGCGTGATAAGCCGCCATCAGAATCGCGCAAAACCAGATCATCCCGTAGATGATGCCGCCAGGAAGCCGCCCCGCGCCGCCCTCGCCCCACGCCCTGCCGCGCGGCAAGAGCATGAGGTATTGAGGGATGAGGTCGTCGACAGTCGGGCAGATGTCGGGAGCGAGCGAGGGTCCGCAGGACATGCGCGATTAGCTATAATGGATCGTGCCGAGCACGGGCAGGAACCCGGCCGGGATGGTGACATCGGACGCGGTTACGTCGGCGGAAACGATCCCAGCCGCATTTGCAACGGCCTGTTCGATGTAGAGCGCCGGGAAGGTCTGCGGCGTAGCCAGATAATCCATGCCGGGGAACGGCGTATCGGACCCGCTCACCGCGCCAAGACGGCGGAAGGCGTCGGCAAGCTCGGCGGCGATGGACGCCTTGACCGCATCCGAGTTCGGGTTGAGACCGGAGATGAACACGTCGATCACTTGCGCAGTCGGCGCCACAACGGTCAGATCGCAGCCGGCCGGCGTGAGAAGCTGGAGCGCGGCGTTGACCGTCGCGATATGTCCCGCGTCCGCAATGCCGCCAGCGTCGGCGAAGAGGTCATCGAAGATCGGAAACACGCGCACGGTTCCCGGCCCATTCCAGCGCCGTTCCACGAACACGCGCGTCACCCCGGCCACGCCGAGCGCCCAAGTCACATAGTCGGATGGCGCCCCGCCTTGCGCCGGGTTGGCCTTGCGGAACAAGATGCGCCCGCGATAGGTTGCGAGGTCGCGCGAGCGCGGCAGACCATCAGGCTCGACATCGGCCGCCCCGGCAAGCCCCGCCCCGTCCACAGCCGCCGTTGCGCCCGCTGCGCCCGCCCCTGAGACGCCAGATGCGATGTCCATAGGCGTTCCCGCCCCGGTGTTGGCGTAAGCCCCTGACGGGCCTGAAACGGGGATGGTGATGGCTCCCGCGCCCGTTGACGAACTCGAAGCCGTCGCCGCGAAGATCGCCCCGTCGCCGCGGACGAACACAGCGCCGACCGAGACCGAGGCCACATCCGTCACCGTTACAATGACGTTGCCGCTCGCCGCGGTCGCAAGCTTGCGAGGGAGCCCCAGTTCAGCGCCGTGGTTGTCTAGATATTGATTTTCCGCGAACAGCGCAAAGGTCTGCCGCCCGACGTAATCGAGCCGCTGATAGGCGCTCCAGATCATGCCGCCGAAAGATTTTGCAGTCGGATAGGTGTTGTTCGGCCAGATGTAGGCGTTCGTCCCCGGCAGCGCGGCTTTCATCGCCGCGCGCGCGGAACCTACGAGGCTTTCGAGCCCTGGCAGATTGAAGATATTCAGGCCCATCAGTTCGGCCACTCATTCGCGCATGAGCGTTCGCCGAACGGCTTGCCGGCGACGCGCGCGCCGCTCCCCGCCGCATAGGCCGATTTCAAAGCGTCAAGCGCGGTGCGACACGCATCCTCGCTTGGATACGTCCCCATGACGCCGGTGTGGCCGTCGAGCGTGCGAACCATGAACCACGACGGATCGGCGAAAGCCGGGACCGCCCCCGCAAGCGCAATGGACAAGGCCAAGGAAAGCTTCAGCATGACGATCCGACCGTCCCTGTCGTGTTGGCCGTGTTCGCGGGAAAGTTCATGATGCCGCATTTGTTGAGCGTCCCGGCCTGATTGTAGAGGCCGACTACGGCGCTAAACACTTGCGTCCCGACGACGTTCGTATTGACGTTGACGCTGTTCTGATAAATGCCGGAACCCGTCGTGTTGCCAACCGCGCCGCCCGTCATGTTGAGGTTCCATTGCTGAGCCGCAACCGCGAGCCTGATATTGTCGGAGGTCGAAGATGCGAACCATGCGCCCGTCAAAGAAAGGAAGCTGTTCGCGCTTCCGGCGTCGAGAACGTTGAGATCGTGAGACAGGCCCGTTCCGTTCGTCACGTCGGCAAAGAAACCACTGCCGAAGAAGATCTGCAAGTTCGGACGCGAAACGCAAAGTTGGTCAATTACAACGTTGTCGCCATTTTCCAGAACGTCCGTCGCCGTCCCGACAAACCCGCCAACCGACCCGCAAATGTGGATGCCGATCTTGGAGCCGAGCACCACACCCCCGGCGATGAAGGGGTCCGTGCATTGGTACGTCGCATCTCCGTTGATCGCGATGCCATAAGATTGGCCGCGGAACTCGCTTTCTCCATCGATGCGAACCGTATTGCATCCGTTGAAATGCAGGCCGCCCCAAAGCTTCCCGTTGCCTAGCTGGTTGCCGTCGATCTTGACGTTGTGCAACCCACTGTCGCACATCTCGTTGAGCAAAACCGCATCGCCAGCGGTCAGGACCGTCGAGGATTGCACGGTCACATCGTAAATCTGCCAGCCTTTGAGCGAGCAACCGCCCGCTACGTTTGCTGTCCCGGCTGTTATGGTCGTGATCGCAGTCGTCGCGCCCGCGTAGAGAAGATGCGCGCCATTGAACTGCCAGATGATATTGTTCCCTACGGGGAAAACCAATTGCGATTTGAACACGCACGTCGCCCCAGCGGGGAAGGCGATCTTCGTGTTCGATGGGATCGACGCAAACCACGTATTCAGCGCGGATGCGTCATCGGTCGTTCCGTCGCAAGCGACACCATGCGACCCGGAATAGTCGATATTGAAGTTCGACGCACAAGCCGCGCCGGAGTCGATAATGTTGCCGCTTGCGTCGAACTTCGCACAATGCCCGCTTGTCAGCGTTCCGTTTGTCGTCGCGAAGGACGTTGTGTTTCCTGAGCGGGTGAACGCCGTAAGGCCGGTGCCGCCGTTCGCCGCGCCGAGCGTCCCGGTTGCATAGGTCGGTAGATTGAGTGTCGATAGGATGGCGAGCGCGCCGAGGCCAAGATTGGTGCGCGCCGTCGAAGCGGAACCGATGTCGCTGAGATTGTTCGACGGTCGGAGCGGCGTAAAGCCGAGGTTCGTTGTGACGACGCCGGACGGGAGAACGCAATCGGCCGCGCTGACAAGCCCGCACGTGTTGTCGATAATGCCGCGCAGCAGCGGGTTGAGCGTTTCCGGCTGAACGGCGCCGATGTGGTTCGCAAAGACGGCGGAGTTCGCCCAGGTATCAAGCTGGGAGCGGGTGTAAGTTGTGGCAATGGCGGGCGACGCAAGCACAAGCGCCAGCACCGATGCGCCGCATTTGAAAGGACTAGACCGCATCAGCCAAACCCATTTGAGATAAATCCGTCCGAGAAGCCGGGGCCGCCGTCGCCGCCCGTCCAGAATGGACCGGAGATCGCCTCGCGCCAGAGATCGTCGAATCGCCGCGCATAGACGCTTTGCCCGTCGCGGCCGTAGAGTTGAACGAACAGATTGATGCGGCTCGGCGCGACAAGCACCGCCTGCGCATCCACGCGGGCGACGGCCTGTTGACCGATCAGCGGCGCCAAAGCCTCAAGCGCGAAGGTCTGCGCCCATAGCGCAATGTCGGGCGTCGCCTGTGCGCGCGCGAGAAGCCAAAGCAGAGAGCCCATCGGGGCCTCGCCCATGTCGGCGCGCACGTCAACCGCGTCTCCCCACCATCCGCGCGGATCGTCGTTTTCGACCAAATAGGAGAGGGGATGGCCTTCGGGGCATCGGCGATCAGTGAATAAGCAGAGGATCACGGCGGATTGCAACGCGGCTTCCGCTTGCAGGCCGCCATTGTTATAGGCTTCCGAAGCCGGCGCATAAGCCCAGTCGCCGTAGCCGGTCAGTTCGTCCCATACCGTATCCCAAACGAGGATGGGTTGCTCTTTGCATCCCTCGCTCGCCCGGATTTGGAAGCTGAGAGAACTCATTCGGGAACGCCCGAAAGGCCGGAGCCGCCTGCGTCAACGTGTTTGTGTGTACTATCTATGCGCTTGCCCTCGTGATCGACGGGGACATTCTTGAAGTGCCATCCGTCCTTGTCGACGACGGCCACAACGGTATCGCCGATCTTGAACACGATCTGCTTGTCGTGGGTGACCTCGACCTGAGCCGGCTCGACCTCGACGTGGTTCTTATTGTTGTTCGTCTGGTAGAGCATGGCGCTGCCTACCGGCCGATTGCGCGGGCGCGACGGGGGATGCTCGATGCCGAGCGCATGAACGCGATCAGCGCCGCCGCCAAGCATCAGCATCGTGCCTTCGGAATCCTTTGGCGGGACCGTGGACAGGCCGCCATGTTGCGACCGCACCGCCTCGCCAACAGTCTGCCCGTTCAGTCCGGTGACTTCGACCAGCTGCTGCGGCCCGCTGTCGTCAACCTTCGTGAGAATAGCGCGCGAGTGATGACCCGGCCCGGAATTGCGATGGCTAGAACTCACTGTCCAAAACTCCATTCCGAGCCGGAATTGTCTACGCCTCCGCCCTTGCCGCCGTGCGCGCGAGGGTCAACTAGCTCAAGCGTGCATTTCGTCCCGCTCGACGGCTCGCCGTCCTGATAATAGATGACGCTTTCAATCAGCATCACTTGTTTAAGGTCCAACGTCGGTGAATAGGCAAACACCTTGTTGCCGGGCTCGTAGAGCATCCCGCTATCGTCGCGGAACGTCTTGACATGCGCCGTGGCGCGGATGCCTTCGCCCTGTTCCTTGTCGCGTCGCCGCTGCGCACGTTTTGTCAGCTTCTTCTTGTCGGTGTTGCGGTCGTGATGCTCATGCAACGGGCGATAGCGTTTGATGTTTTCATTCTCCGCCTCGCCTAGAATGGCGATGGCCGATGCGCCGTTACCCTTGTAATTTTGGCCGTGCGCCTTGATCTTGCTGTGTTGATTGGACAGCGTGAACTCGGCGTTGCCGGCAATATGCCAGTTCAACCCCTCGACCAATGGGCCGCCCTGCATCTTGGCCGTCTCGCCGGCCCGCGTGATCTTGATCGAGCCATCGGCTTGACCAAACATGGTGGCATTTTCATCCTCGCATAGCGGCGCGAGACAGGCGAAAAGCGTATGCCCGACGTTTGGGCGCCAGCGGTCGAAGCCGTCAGGCTGAAAGTCGATCTTGAAGCCGATACCAAAAGCGTCTTGGTCAACAGCAACGTCGTGAACGTTTTTCTTCACGTAGTCGGGCTTCGTATGGTCAACCGAACTGTCTACCGCGTCCTGCCCCTTCGCCCTCGCCGTAACAGTTACGCGCACTTCGTTGGACTTGAACGAAGGCGAGCAATGGTCGACGTAGCCGGTGAACAGCAACCCACCGCTGCCGCCCGGCGCATCGGACCCGGGGCTTGTCGTGACGGTCACGAGCGGGCCGCCCTTGAAGATGCCGGGCCAAATCGGCGCCCCGGGCGTATCGGGGAAAGTCAGTTGCAGCGAGCGCGCCGCGTCCTTGACACCCGCATGAACCGTAACCGCTTCCCAGACCGTGAACGGAGCCCCGTTGACGTTGATCGTAATGACTTCCGTGGTCACGCCGCCTGCGCCTCGAATGTCGTCGGCATGAACTCGGCGGTTTTCACGTCATTGCGCGCGATCAGTTCGTCAGCGCGTAGCGGGTCGGCATAGATGCGCCATGCCGCGAGCAGCGCCGGAATGTAGACCGGCGTCGAGACCATCAGAACCGGCCGGGAATTGATGATGACCTGAGCCAAGAAATCAACCGCCGCGTCGCGCATGGCGACAAGCGAGGCGGCAAAATCAATGTCGTCGCTCAACCCGCAAAGCTCAAGCTCGCGGTCGAACCGCCCGACGCAATCGGCCTTGGCGGTAATCGCGTCGGCGCGCGTGCGATAGGTCTGCGCAACAAGCCCCTCGACGTAGGGCGCCAGGAACACGGCGCGCGTCAGGCGGGAGAGAACGGCCGCGTTGGCGTTGTCGATAACGCGGTTTGCCGTCCAAGCCGGGAGAGGCGTTGGCGGGTTTGCCGCCGTATCCGCCGCGAGGGCGAAAGCCGCCACAGCATCGGCCGGGTCCATTGCCGAGCCCAACCCGCGCGCGAGGGAAAGGAGCCCGGAGCCAATCGACGGGTCAACGCCGGTGACATCGGAAACCAGCAGCGGGATGGCGTTGTAGAGCCCGACGAAGCCGGCATAAAGCCCGGTCACTTCCGATGTCACAGCCGGGGTTGTGGACGAAACCGCGGGCGCTATGGCGACTTGGACCGTGACCGCGGCGGCTTTGTCCGGGTCAACGGTGTGCGCGTTGTAGATCGTTTCCAGCGCCGCGACGGCGTTTTGCGCCTCGCTGATGAGGTTAGCGCCGATGTAGGACGGATACCGCATTGTCATACCCGGAGCCCGCCCAGCAGCCCGCCGAGCGCCGCGGCGAGCCCATCGTTCGCGTCAAAGGCGCGTTGCGCGAGATAGTCAGCGGGGTAACTAGCGGTTGGATTAGCGAATCCGGAACGCGGGTCCAAGATGAACCGCGCCGTGAACCCAATGCGGCCCATTTTATCGCGAAAGCGGCTGCGCTTGCAGTGATCGCCGCGCGCCGTCAGCGGGCCTTGCGCCGGCATGACGAGCGTGCCCGCGCCTTTCGTGTTGATGGCGTTCTCAAACGCGATCATCTCGGCGTCGGAGAAATCGCTGATGTAATAGCCGTCGATTTCGATGGGGCGATGCTTCGCGCCAAGGTCCTCGATAAACGGATCATCCGCGCCGGGAATGTCGGTGATGTTGAGCCGGCGCCCGGTTTCGGTCGCGTCATGCTCAACCCAAAATGGGAGCCCCCGCCAGGAAGCGGGGTAGAGGGTTTTCGTCCAATCGCGCATTTAGTGCGCCCTGTGCGGCGTCGGCGCGGCGTCGCTGTCCATTCGGCCGGTGTGGCCGCCTTGAACCGGGTTGAGCGGGACTTGTGTAGTCGCAGACTTCACGGCGCTGTCGATCTTCGCGAGCAGTTCGGGGCTGGCGTTGACTGTCACCGTCAGCGTCTGCTTCACTTCGGCCTCGCCATGAACGTTGACGTCCTGCGGCGACGCGGCAGCGGCCCCGCTGGCGCCAGGATGCGCGAACGCGAGCATCCGGGATCGCTCGTTGGCGTCTTCAGATGCGGCGGCAGCGCGGGCGCGTTCGGCGGGGGCGCCCCACTTCTCATAGGTCGGTGCGCCGATATGGATGGACTTGAAGAAGTCCGACAACCCATGAAGGTCTGATTTCAGATCAGCCGGAACGTCCGATAGTTTCGGCTTGTCGGCGTTTGAAACCGTGAGGAAGCTGAACGCGCTGCCGAGGCCGCGCGCGCCGGTCGCCAGGGCGTCTACCGGGATCTGGCTTCCCACGAAATTCTTGATCCGCGCGCCGAGCCCGGCCGTGGCCGCGTTGATGTCGGTTTTCGCCAGCACATCGGCGGCTTCATCCGCCATCGCCTTGCGCCAAAGCTCGGCGTTCTTTTGCATTTTGCCGCTTTGCGTCGTCACTTCGCTGACGAACTGGCCTGCGGTGCGGTTTGGAAAGAGATAGCTGACCTTGGACGCGATCTCGTCAGGCTTCGTGACGCCATCCCTCGCCAGCGCCGGCAGAAGATGTTGCTGTATCCAGAGGTCAGGGTCGCTCTGCGCTTGCTGCCATCCCTCGACGTGCGCGCCGCGCTTGATGCCCTTGATCTCCCCCGTCTTGAGCCGGATGAGGTCGCTTTCCTTGAACAGCCCGAGCCGCGCCATCTCGGCGGCGGCCTGATGCTCCATATGGCCGCCGACCATCGCGCGGTTGAACGACGCAACCGCCGTGCCGATGGACGCGCCGCCGATTTCGGAGCCGAGCGTCGCCATCGTCGTGGTGAGAAACCGTTCCGACAGCCGAGATCCCGCTTGCCGGGAATATTTCAGCATCTCGAAATAATCGCTTGGTCGCATCTGATCGCCAAAGGCGTTGAGCGACTTGGAAATTGAGCCGATGTATTCTCGGAACAGGTCGGGCTTCGTCGTGACGCCGGCGATCTCCATCGCCTTCGTCAGCTTGTCCATTTCCTCGGTCGTTTCTTCCGCCGATGCGTGCGGGCGCGCGGCCTGCGCAATGACGCGCAAACGCGCCAGCGGTTCCATAAGGCCCTTGGCTTCGTCGAAATCGCCGGTGACGGTCGTTCCGGTGCGCAGCAAGTGCATCATGTCGGATTGCGCGACGGACGGATATTTCTTGGCGAGTTCGGCCGAAAGCTTTTCGCCCTCTGCGATTTGATCCGCCGTCATGCCGGCTAGCTTCTGGCGCGTCTTCTCGTGCTGTTGGCCAGCAGCTTCCTCGTAGCCGCCCTTCACGGCGTCGATGCCGGAGATGACCGCCGCCGCGCCGAGCAGCGTTTCAATCGCGCTCGCGCCGACTGGCTTGCTTTCTTCACGCGGGGCCGCGGCCGGCTTGGCGGCAGCGACGACGGGCGCAACGGTACGCGCGGCCGGCGTGATGGTCTCCGCTGCGCGGCTGACGCTGCCGATTGAGGGATTGATGGTCGCAAGCTGCGCCTGCAACGCCTTGATCCGCGCTTCAATGGCGGAGAACGCGGCGCCGGTTTCGTCAACTGCCGCAATGACGAGGCGGCTTTCAAGGACGCCCATCGTCAGGCTTTCTCAGGCAGCGTCGCGGCGGCGAATCGGTGCAAGTCGATCATCTCGGAAAGGCCGAGATGCGCGGCTTCGCTCAATCCGACGAGGCGGAGGCGGTAGACGAGGTCGGCGACGGCGACGCGCCATGCGTCCCCGCCGCCGGAGAGAAAAAATCGAGCAGCGCCGCTTTGAGGTTTTGCGCATCGGCGAGCGACAAAAGCGATAGCAGGAAGTCGCCGGCCTCATGGTCAATGCAGCGGTCGAGATAGGCTTTGACGATATGCGTCTGCTCGACGAAATAGGAACTGCCATCAGACATGCGGACCATAAGGCGGGGCTCGCCGAGGTCGATATAGTCGCGGCCTCTCGGCTCTTTCAACGTCAGCAGCGTCAGCGTCGCGCCATGCCAAGAGATCGGCGTGACGAGCTTTATGGTGCGCGTCTCTGCCATCTTAAGCCGTCAACTGCTTGTAGCCGCCAACCGGCGCCTGGATCGTCACGCCCGTCACCTGACCCTTGAGGCGGTCAATCTTCGTGCGGCCGATGAACTTCGCCGCCGAGAACTGATGGATGACGCCGTTGCTGTCCTCAAGAATGGCGATATTGTACGGGCCGCCTGCCATGATCGCATTCCACGGCAGCGATTGCGCCGATACGCCATCCTTCGTGTCGACGAAATCCACGTCGGCGGTCGGACCCTGCGGCGTCGTCATGCGGTCAAACGTGCCGTTCTGGTTATGCTCGACGGCATAAGTGAAGTCGCCCGGCTCAATTTCCACTTTGCCCCGGATCGTGATCGCGTTGCCGTCGTAGGTAAAGCGGATTTGCCCGCCAAAGTCGGCCATGTCTCAAAACTCCGATTTGAGGGGATTACGCCGCCAGTTGCGCGGGGAATTGCTGATAGATCGTGGCGTTCACGGCCAAGATGTCGAGCGGGTTGACGCGCTCCATCGGGCAGAACACATCGACGCGGTTCGGGTTGTTCGGGTTGATTCGCACCTGGATCAACTGAGCGAAAACGTCCGCATCTTGGAACACAAGGTTGGCGCAGAGTTCCTGATAGATGCCGACGAACGTCGCCTTGATGTCGCCGGGCGTGACCGCGGAACCGAGCGAGCCGGGGTTGACGTTCACGATGCTCTTGAAGCTCAGCGTGTCCGCGAGGCGGGCGCGGATGTACTTAAGACCCTCTGCGCACTGGTAGACCGACTGGATGTCGCGGAACACGGCGTCGGGCTGGCCACTGAGGCCGGTCCTGTACGTCGTGATGACCTTCGACATTTGCAGCGAGCCGTCAGCGGCGACTTGCCAGGTCGAGATGCCGCTGTTGTTCAGCACGTTTCGGCCGTTGTAGTTCGGCCAGATCGAGGCGTCGCGCGGCGGGCGCACGCCCTGGATCGACAAGCCGGAATGCGCGCGCGAAATGCTGCCGTCCGAAACGTCGGTGAGCCAGGGGAACAACCGAGACGCGAACGCCGTCACCCACAGATAGGACGGATGCGGCGTGCCGTTGGAACCCGCCGTGTAGCAGCCGAGCACGGTCAAGTGGCGGTCGTTCAGCGTGAGGCCGAGCGTCGTCAGGCCGGCGAAATTGTTGACGGCCGCGCACCAAACATGGCCGTAGGTCTGACGAGACCAAGCCCAGCGGCCGGAAACGTCATTGGACCAAGCCGCATAAGCGGAAAGCGAAGTGGCGTCCGACCAAGGGCAGACAACGAAATCGGCCGGATTGTCGCCCAGCGCGGCAAGGGCGGTCGCAACCGTCGTCGGCGTGCCGGCGCCGGCCGTCGTGGTCGCGACGGTGAACACGCTCGCGCCCGTAAAGACGTTGCCGATAAGCCGGGTCGGCACGTAGATGTCGATTTCGTTGAAGATCACGCCTTTGTTCGCCGCTGTGATCGTGACGACGCCCGCGCTCGACGTGGCGGTGAACGGCAGCATCGCGCCGGTCAGCGGGTTGTAATAGGTGTTGATCGCGGCAGCGATGGCGGCGGCGATGGTCGTGACGGTATCGGTCGAGGCGACGGGGATTTGGATCGTCTCGCCCATGATCTCGAAAGTGCCGACGCCGACCGCGGGCGTGCCAGCGATGGTGATCGTGCGGACGTTCGCGGTCAGCGCGGAATCGTCAATCGCCATGACCCACAAGGGCAAGGCCGGCGCGTTCTGGAACGCAATGCGCGCCATCTCGCGCAGCATCGAATTGCCGCCCGCGTAGCTGTCAACCTGATTTTGAGCCGAGACAGGAATCGGCGTGTTGAGCGCCATCGTGCCGGAGGATGTTTTGTGGCCGATCAGCACGATGCGGTCGACGCTCGTATACTGCCCGCCCGAGTTGACCTCGAACGTGAAGATGGGCGCGACAAGGCCGCTGCCGGGGATATAGTTGAACGAAATTGCAGGGGCGGCCATATTGACGGGCTCCGATCAGGGCGAGGGTTAGTGGTCGTCGGACGGAGCCGGCGCGGAAGGCACGGCGGCGGGAGGCTCAGGCAGGGCGGCGGCGGGCGGGTCCTCAAGCACAATCGAGCCGTCCATCACGAGCGCCGCGGTGTGCGTGTCGCGCGGATCGACGATCTCGTAGCCTTCGGCGTCGCTGCCCTTGCCGAATAGGCGTCCGCCCCACGGCAAAATGTCGTCAGCGCGGCCCAACCGCGCCCAACGGTGATAGGTCTGCATGTTGGAAGTCCTCAGAGAGAAACGTCGGACGTGACGTCGGCGTTGTCGGCAGTCGGCGTCACGCCGCGGTCGACGTTCGTTGAAATGCGTATGTCGCTCAGCGTCGGGAGAACCGGCGAGGCGCCAATGCCGGCCGCCATCTGGCGAACCAACACGCCGGCCGCGCTCGACGGATCAAGCGACGCGGCGACGCTGTACAGAGGCTCAGGCAAGCCCGCGATGGTCGCATCCCCGTCAGCAAGGCTGGGACGGAACGGGCGGGAGAACGGAATACGCATTTTGAACGTCAGCGTTCGGGCGGCGTGGCGCGAGGTCTTGTCGACATCGCGGATAGGCGCGCTTTTGACGTGGTGCATCTCGCGCGCGACCTTGAGATAAACCGAACGGGCGGCGGAAACTGTTGCGTCGAACGGCTGCGCAATGTTGGGATCAAGCAGGCCCCGGATTTGCGCCTCCAGCACGTCGAGCATCGCTTCGTGCTGCGCCGACGTGATCGGAGCGCCAAGCGAGCCGACTTCCTGCCCGTCAACCTCAACCGTGGAACTCGCCGCGATCATGGTTTCGATGACGAGATCAACATTTTCGATTTCGGCTGGATAACGCGCGCCTTCCATCGGCGTCGTTTCTTGCTCTTCCGTGTAGACCATCACGATAGGCTTGCCCTCGACTTGGGCGAGGAACTTTTGCCATCCGTCCACGTCGGAAATCGTCGAGATGCGGCTGTCGTAGACCTCGTTGCCGGCCCATGTCGGATAGGGTCCGGTCGCGGCAATCGCCGAAGGGCAGAGAACTTCCACAGCGGCGAGACGCAGCGCGAGGCGGGATAGGCTCATGTAATCGGCCCGAGCCTGCTCACCGGCGCGCGCAGGATGCCGGAGGGCGTAAAGAACGTCGAGCGCACCTGATACGCGGTATTGCTCGACAGTCGGTCGATACGGTCGCCGTCACGAAGCTCGAAGCCGAGGATGGCTCCGAACGCGGACGGCGAGAACTCGACATAGGGAGCGCCAGCGGAGACGCCCGGCCGGCGCCATTCGCGGGTGTCGTAGGCGTTGGGCTCATGCTGATCGGCCGGCTTGTCGAACCACACGCCGGGGATGCTGACGGTATCGCGCGTCGCATCCGGCGCGGCTGGCGCGCGCTTGTCGGCGGGGTTCGCATACGGCCGAATGACGAAATCCTCGGAGAAGATCGCGTCGGTTTCGGCGAATGCGTCGAGCGCGTAATCGTCGAACGCGGGCATTACGAGCCGAGGCGACCCGAAACGAGCGCCTGCGGCAGCACGCAGACCGGCAGCGGATAGGTCAGCATTTCGATGTCGGCCCACATATCGCGGTGAACGTCGCGGGTGGTCCACGAGTAGCGCGCCTGACCGAGCGTGTTGACGAACTCAAACTTTTCGGCCGGCGCGCGCGCGATCTGGAAGATGCCGGCGTTGCGCGGGAAGAATTTGCACTTGCCGGTCGGAACCGCCACAGACGAATTGTCGTCGGTGCCGCGATAGTTGATGAACTCGATGCCGGCATAGGTGAAGGGATGGAACACTTCGCCTACGGCGCTGCGCAGATCGGCGGCGGCCGACCAGTTCAGGAAGGTGGCGCGCACTTCCGGGTGCGTGACGAGCGCGTCAAAGAACGTGTCGTCGGCGAGGCCGACCACGCGCGCCGCGCCTCCGCCCATGCCCTGCAAGTTGCGCAGGATCGTGCGAACGACGGCGTTGCAGTTGGTGCGGACGGAGCCAAGCGTGCCAGCCGCGAAGTTGAACGCAACTTCGGTCGGCATGGACATGGCGCGCGCGCCGCTCGGCACGGTCGCAAACTCGGCGGTCCAATCCACGATGGTAGAACCGTCCGCGTCCTTGACCACGCCCTGAACGCAACCGAGCCGAAGATTTTCTTCCGTCAGATCGTGATCCGATGTCAGCTTCATCATGCGACGGGCGACTTCCATCTGCATGTCTTTCAGATCGAGTTCCGTCCCATAGGCGCGGATGTTCTGAAGTTCCTCGGCGTAAATGCGCGAGGCGAGCGCGAGGCGCACGGTGCGGTAGGAACGCGCGTCGCGCTTGTCGCCGCCCTTCTGCGCCGGGGGAGCGCCGCGCGGCGTGGTCTGAATCAGCGCCGGGCCGTAGCCGCGACGTTCGATCCAAACATCCGTGGTGCGGATGCCGACGTTCTCAAACAAGCCGGGGATGCTGCCGAGCAAGCCAGGCACGAAGCCCATCAGATCGGCGGCTTTGGTCAGGCTGACGGCGCTAAACGCGTCGGCCGAAAATACGTTCATTCCTTCCACGAGGGCATGCTCCTATATTGAGGCCGCCCGCCACTCGGGTCCGCGCCTGTCATTGACTGTTCAGAGGTTGAGGGGAGATCGGCTCTTAAGCTGCCGCGGCTTCGATTGGCTCTTTTTCAAGCCGCTCGATTTCGAGGATGAGATACGCAGCGGCAATCCTGAGATTGTCGCTCATTTCGCCCGGCCGGAAATCGTCGAGCGACCCCGGCCAAACACACAGATGAGAGAACCCAACCACGCCCGGCATGGTTGGGATCGCGTAGCAGGCCGCGCGCGCGGGGAGATCGCCGGGGTTTGACCTCGCCGCCTTCGGCCGCAGCTTGCCGGCGAGGGCGGTGATCTCCTTGACGAGTTCTGCGCTCATCGGCAGACAATCGCGCGCTGGCGCAACTGCTCGATGGCCTCCGCCTTTTGCGCCGCCGTAATGGACGGCCAGGACAGATCGGCCAATCGCACTTCCGCGTTGCGGGTGATGGCGGTGATCTGCGCAGTCGAGGACACGGTGGTGACGGGATAGCCGGCGACGGCGAATGCATTTTGCGTGCCATCGGTCGCGGCCGGGTTGAGCGCGGCGTAGGTCACGTCGCCCTGAAGCTCGACGCCGACGATGACGCTGAACGCATCGCCGGCCGCGAAGGCGACGCCCGCCGTGGCGATGGCGAACTTGATCTGATTGGCGAAGGCGGAACCGCCCGCGGTGACGCGACCGATCTCGACGCCGGCCGGGCTGAACACTTCGAAAACGCCGCCCGTGCCAGCGGTAACGCAGATGACGCGATACGTGCCGTCAACCGCAGAGGCGAGGACAGGCGTCGAGGCGTCGAGCGTAAACACGCCGTTGCCGGTGTTGCCCGCGTCGGTGGTGAGCGACGCCGTGGTATTGGCGATGACATCCGTGCGACCGAGCACCGTCCCGGCGAGGATCGTCTGGTTTGTGCCGATGGTGACGGTATCGCGGGAGATGAACCCATGCCCCTCTTCGCTGACGAGAAAGGAAAGCGGATGGGCGGCTTCGTTAAAGGCGGTGGCGACCATGATAGGGGACTCCGGTTAGGCGCGGCGCGCGACGGCGGGGAGCCGCGCGTTCAGCTTGGTTACGATGTCGGACCAAGACGCATCCGCTTCCGCCTGCGGGTCGGTGTTGCGCTGCGTCGCGCCGGGGCGGATATCGACGGCGGGAACGCGGCTCATGCGCGAGGGCTCCGGGGGAGCGGGCGGGGTTTCCGCGGCGGCGGCGGCGAGAACGGTCGCGGCGGCCTCCGGCGCCATGTCGCTGGAAAGCGCCAGGTGACGGGCGAGGCTGGCGCGGTCCTTGGCGGGCTCGCCGTCGAGGATAGAGCGGATGCGCTCGCGCTCGGCGGTGCGCGCCTGCGCCACGGCGGCGGCAAGCTGCGCCTCCGCGGTGACGCGGGCGGAACTCAAGGCGGCGTCAAGCGCGGCCTGGGTGTGAACGGGTTCGTCGGTCATTTTCTTTGCGCTCCAAAGCGATTTTCGGGGGAAGGCGGATTTCAAGACGCCGATGTCGCCGATGCGGTCGGCAAGCCCGGCGTCAACGGCTCGCTGCCCGAGAAACACGCCGGCCTCGGTCGCGCGCGCGCCTTCCGCGCCGAGCTTGGCGCGATGCTTGCCGACCGTTTCCGTGAAGAGGCTGTAAACCTCGTCAATCTGCGACTGGATGCGCGCCCGCGCGTCGTCGGGCAGCGGGGCCATGCTGTTGCCGTCCACCTTGTAGGCGCCTGCATGAAGCAGTGTCGGCTTGACGCCGCGGTCTTTCATCGCCTGCGAGCGGTCCAAGTGCATGAACACGACGCCGATGCTGCCGAGCGTCGCCGAAGGCGTGGCGATGATCTCGCGCGCGCCAGAGGCGATGGCGTAGGCCGCGGACGCCGCGAGGCTGTCCACATAGGCGATGACCGGCTTGGACTTGTCGATTGACCGCACGAAGGCCGCGGCTTCCATAGCGCCGGCCGCCTCGCCGCCGGGGCTGTCAATGTCGAGCGCGATCCCTCGCACGCGCGGGTCGGCCTTGGCCGCCGTCAGCGCGCTGCGCAGCGACGAATAGGACGTGAGCCCGGACAGGGCGTCCATTTGCGAGCCGCGATTGACGAGTTCGCCGTGAACCGAGATCGTCGCGATGCCATCGGCGTCAACCGAATACGGCGCGTCATCTTCGGCGCTCGCGCTTTGTGAGAACGGGCCGCGCGCCACAGCCTCGCCGGCAATGCGCGCGGCGAGATAGTCGGCCACGGAAGCGGCGCACTCCGGCGTTGCGAGAAGCGGCGTGTTGAACACGCGCCCCGCGAGACGGGAATAATCCTTCATTGCGGAGCTTTCGTGCTTTCGGCCGGATCGCCACCCGTCGCTTCCTCAGAATCGACCTTGGCGCCTTTCACAGTCTCTTCCGCGAACACGAGGCTCTTTGCAGCCAAGCCGCGCTCGTCGAGCATTTCCTTTTCCGCTTCCAACTGATCCAGCGTCTCTTCAAGATCGCGGCCTTGCTCGGCGTTCTCGTCACGCAAGGTGGAGACAAGCCCCTCGACGCGAAGCGCGGACGCCTGCATTTCCTTGACCGGGTCGACGTAGCCGCGGCCGGGGCCGATCCAGCGCCCGCGCAAATAGGCGCCCGGCGCATCCCAGAACTTCGGCCATCCGGCCGGCTCAACGAGATAGCCCCGGTCGAAAGCCTCATCCGCCCATGCGAGATGCAAGGGTTGAACAATCTGCGTCGAGAACACGCGGATCGCGCGCGACATGCCGCGCCAAACTTCATTCAGCGCCGCCCTGGCGCTCGAATAGTTCGTCTTCGACCAGTCCATTTTCAACTGCTCGTAGGCGAGGCCAAGCTTGCTCGCGATGGTCTGCAAGAACGCCGTCTCGAAAGACGGAAACGCCGTCGTCTGCCGCGGCGCGCTGTTCATCTTGAAGCTGCTACCGGGCGGCAGCATCGGAACGCGCACGCCGCCGAGATACATCGGGGCTTTCTCGTAGGTCTCCATCATGTCGACGGCATATGTCGTTTGATTGGAAACCGCCGCAGCCGGACGCAGCCGATCGGCCATCTCTTCGGCCGGCATGTCGCTTTCGATCATCGCCGCAAACAGCGCGTTGATGGTCGCGCTCGCCAGCTCGTTGTCGGCGAAACGCCCCAACATTCTAAGCTTGCCGACCAACGTAATCAGCGGCGACGTGCCGCGCGTGTCGCCCTCGCGCTGCGGCTCGTAGCCGTGAACGAAGATCGGGCGGCCCCAGTCGGTTTCCCGCGGGATTTTCGTCCACGACATTTGCTCAGCCGGCGCCCAGTAATCGCCAAGATGCGCATCGCGAACATGATAGGCGGTTGCCGCCCCCACATCGTCCATCTCGACGCCAAGCCGCATCGTCAGCGTGTCGCGCTGTCCGTAGGGGTTGCAGATGCGATCCGGGTCAATCGGCGTGATCGCGGTGACATAGCGGGCGTCCGACGCGCGCTGGCGCGTGATGGCGTAGGCGGCCTCGCCCTGCGTGACGTGCGTGCGCGCGAGAAGCCGCATCAGGCCGGAGAAGTCGAGCCTTCGGGTCGAATCCACATGCCGGCGCGGATCGTCGGCGAAGCGGCGCCATTCCGCCTCCATCACCCGGGCGAACTCGCGGGCGGCGGTGCGATCTTCCTTCGATGGCGTCTTGCCCGGCATGAGCGAGGCGAGATCGGGTTGAGCCGACCAGCGCAGCCCGGACCCGACGATATGATCCACGATCTTGTCG